GGATTACGACTTCCTTCTTGAGGCGTATCCAGGAACGCTCTCCGTCGTGACGAAGGGGGCTCCGAAGTACTATGCAATTTCTAGTACCGGGGTATCTACGTCAGAGCCTACGCTGACTATTCGTTTTGGGCCGATACCCGATGCGGCATATCAAGCAACTGTCACCTATTACGGTAAAACATCCTCTGATTCTATTACTTCCGGCGCAGACTCAGTGGAAACATGGTTGTCTGTTTCGTTCCCGGAAGTCCTTCTATATGGGTCGCTTGTCCAAGCGTACACATACATGAAGGGTGAGCCTGACATGATCCAGATGTATGAGAAGCAATTTCTGGATGGCATGACTCTTCTTAAAAACATGACAGAGACCAGGATGGATTCTAGTTCGTTCCGTCCTGCGGCTTCTCAGGGGTAACTGATGGCAGAGACTTCATTTTCTCGCGGATACAAGATGAAGCTGATTGGTACTGGCTTAGAGGCTGGTACTTGGGGCTTGTCTACAAATGAAAATCTAAAGCGTATTGATCAAACGCTTTCAGGGACTTCGGATAATTTCGACGTTACATTACCGCCAGGGGAGTCAAGTTGGTTAACTCCTACAGTCACTTGGCTCTTGCAAGATACCACTGACGCATGGGATCCTGGTTCGGATGGTCGCAACCGATATATAAACTTTACGGGAAGTCCTGGCGTAAACGTAACTGTCAATATTCGAGGAAACAGTTCCGGCGACGTTAATAATAATAGGATCTATTGGGTACGGAATAGCGTGACTGCCGGTGCAGCGCCGGGTTATACCATTACTTTTAATGGAGGTGCCGGTGATACATTCGTATTAGCCAATGGGGCTACTGCGCTTATATATTCGGATAGTTCTGGAGATGTGAGGAGAATTCTTGATAGTCTCCAGGTATCTGGTTTGGATTTTACGCAGGAAGCAACAGGCGCAGCCGCAATCAAGCTACCAAACAACAAAGCTTCTGCGCTCTTATTTGAAGATACAACAACAGGGTATGATTTTGTAAAGTTTACTACGAGTACGGGCAATCAAAAGCTTATTCTCGGCGACGTTAATATTCCAAACCTAGAGATCAACTCACCCACTGTAGACTTCAACTCAACGGAGTTAAATCTAGCTACTCAGGTTGTTGATATTAAATTAAAAGGAGCTGATAGTTCAGGAGAGGCACGGGCTCTTGATTTCGTGTCTAACAGCGACGAACGGATTCTAACTTTAGACACTAATACCACTCGCGTCGAAATACCAAGTGGTAGCACTCTGGACATCGCAACCGGTGCCACGATTCTGTGTTCCGCTTCAAGTACTGTTACTGTTTCTTCTTCGCTTACGGCAAGTGCTGGGGTGGTGATCAGTGGTGGTCCCGGAACTATTGATAACCAGGTTATAGGCGGGTCTACTGCGTTAGCAGGAACTTTCAGTACCTCGGAAGCTCCCGTAGTTAATGTAAGTGGTGCAACGGGTTACTTAAATTTCAACAGCCTACTAACGGATGACAGTGCCGTTGGATTTAAGCTGGATAGCGGAGTTCTCAAGGTTAAAACGAAGGCCGCAGGTAGCTTTGGTGGTTTTTATGCTTCTAATCAGGTTAGTGGGGATGGGACTTACATTGAGCTTACGCTTGCCAGTAGCCTTCCTGCCGATGACGCAATATTTGACGAGCCCCACCTCTTCGGTTCCATTCCAAGACTCTACGCATTCTACTTCAAAATTAAGAGTGGAGAAACAGATCAAGGTTATTCTGGAGATCCCACGGGGGACGAGATAGCTATTAACAGTCTTCTAGATAATGCATTCACATTTCTCTCCGCAGATGGGGTGTTGTTAACTCCGTTTGTGAATGCCACTAACGCCGGGGTGGCGTGGGCTTTAAACGGTACAGGTGGAGCGGCAAGGGATACCCCTGATATTGTAAATAGGTCAACTGCGGTGAAAGGCCAAATGGATAGAGCCAAGTGGGAAATCAGAGTTAGGTTGTGGAAGTAATTTGAATGCTTAAACGGTTTACATTACCGCCAGGGATACGGCATGAGTCTACCCAGTATGCAGCATCTGGCTCTTGGTATGAGTTCAGATCTGGAATGGTCGAGTCTATTGGGGGATGGGTTCGTGATGGTATGTACTCCCTAGAGGGGGTAGGAAGGGCATCTCATACAAGTCGGGACTACGCAGGTAATAACTACCAGTCTGTTGGAACCGATTGGAAGTATTACGTCATCACCGGGACGGCCCCCGTTGATGTTACGCCAATAAGAGACTCGGGTACCGTGTCGGGGACTAATTTGTTCACGGCAGCAGCGGGTAGTTCGCTTCTCACGGTTAGTGATGTTAATAACGGACTAGCCGTGAACGATTGGGTGAACTTTGAAGATGTGTTGGCTCCAGGTGGGTTCCCAGGGACCGTCACGGAAGAGTTACTTGAGCAAGAAAGAGGGTTCCAAGTTGCTTCGGTGGATCCGGGTGGAGATTCCTATGAGATTTATTTGTGGGATGGTTCTGCGGAGGTTGAAGCAAGCATAGACGATTTGTTCGGAACACAATTCAAGTATATGTACAGGGTAAGCTCGGGCATTAGCTCTCAGGTATTAGGGAATGGCTTTGGTTCTAGTGTATGGGGCGGTGATTCTATGCCGACCTCCTTTCCTCTGGATAGTACTCCGGTGTCATCCGCCGATGGACAGTCCTATCTGACGTTTGCCGATGCGTCTACTCCGTTAGTGATTGGTGAATATGCCTATCTTCAGGGGTTGACTGGAACAGTTGGAACTGGGACATCCATCCATCCCACCACGAAATTTGATCTAACAAGTATGAACGATCATTGGTGGAGGGTTTCTGCTGTTCCTACAGCAGGTACGTTCAGAGTAGATTTGGCTGATGCGGCTTATTACGGCACTGGCTTTAGTATTGTCGGAGATGATTCAGGTAAGGGTGGGACTGCTGGTACGTTTTATCAGTCGGATTGGACTGTTCCGTCTGTTACTGGTGCAATTCGGGGATGGGGGGAGTCTTCAGAAGAATCTAGCCTGACTGCTGATGTAAGAAGAGTATACATTGACAACTACGGCGAAGATTTAATGTTTTGCAATTCTGGCGGCCCAATCTATTACTACGATATATCTGCGAATACATCGGTTGGTATACCTCTGGATCCGGCTGGCGGACTTTTTGCAGCGAAGGAGATGGGTTCGTTTTCCGGTTCACTATTTCCGCCCGCCCGAGTAGACAGTTTTATTGTGAGCAAGAAAGATGGTCATTGTGTGGCCTTGGGATGTAGTGATGTTGGGGATGCTGTCAATATAAACTCGATGCTTGTTCGTTGGTCCGACCAGAACAACCCATTTGATTGGGGTCCGTCATCGACGAATACGTCTGGTGGACAGGTTCTTAGGGCTGGGTCAAAGATTTTGGGGGGAGTTAGCACTAAGGACGAGGTTGTTATTTTTACAGATTCGGCGGTGTACTCGATGAGGTTTATTGGCCCACCGGATGTGTTTTCATTCACCTTGATTACCGATGGTGTTGGGCTTGTTGGACAAAGGGCTGTTGGTAGTGCGTCTAGTGCGGTTTTTCTTATGGGCAATGATGGGTTCTATGTTTACACTGGCGCTGTCGAGCCGTTAGCGTGCCCTGTTGTAAATTATGTGTTTGATGATTTTAATAGGTCTCAGAGTTCCAAAATATTTACCGCATTAAGCTCGGGTCTTTCAGAGATGAGTTGGTTTTATCCATCTTCCTTGTCTTTTGAGCCTGATAGATATGTCACATATAATTACGAGGAGAATGTCTGGTATTACGGTTCGATGGATATGTCTGCATTGTCAGAGCTTTCAGGATCGAGTAGTTCTCTCAATAGAACGTCGTGGCAAGATTCTATTGTGTTTGACGTTCCGATGGCAACATATTTATTGGAATACACTCCGTCGATGGGAGCGACTCCACTCATACAGAGGAGTGCCGTAATGTCCCATGAGGTTGGATCCTCTGCTTTTGGAGAGGATATGGACTCATACATTGAGAGTGGAGAGTTAGACATCTCTGATGGGGATAATTTTTCATTCGTATCCAGAGCAATACCGGATCTAGAGATCTTTGGAGCCAGCGATAGTTCAAGTATGGCGTCTGTGAATCTTTCCATACAGGGAAGGGATTTTCCTGGTCAAGCATCTGCATCCAAAAGTTCTACTGATATATCTTTTTCTTATGACCAGGAAAGTTCAGGGCGTGATGCAACGTACACTCCAGTAAGTAATGGGACTTCCATTAGAGCTAGGGCTAGATCCATTGCCATAAGATATTCGGCTTCAGCTAACGACTTCAGATGGAGGCTTGGCGAGTCTCGTTTCGACTTTAGGCCGGATGGTAAGCGATAATGTCTATTAAGTATTCGCCCTTTTCGGTAGCAAGGGAAGAGTATTCAGGGTCAGAAGAAAATCTATTCAGAAGGAGCGTGGAGAACGCTCTGATTTTAGCTTATTCAGAGATCATCTCGGCGGTATCAGGCATGTCCGGAGAGGCGTCACCGGCAGCCAAGAAGACATCAATGTTATCTGAACCAGCTTTCATAAAGTTTTCGATGGGTACTGCTACGGGCGATATTAGTGCCTTTTCTTACACACTCCTAGATGATGAGACTGCTCCCGCTTGGCTTACGACGCTTCTAATCACTAATAAAGCTCAACGCATACTCCTAGATTCGACTAATTTAGAAATTCTTACTGAGCTTGGTATACAGGATAACAGTGACAACATAGCAACCAACACTTCAGCTATAGCAACCAATGTCACTGCTATAACTACTGAAGCAACCACAAGAGGCACTGC